TCTTCTCACCACAATCACCTACTCTTATTTCCCTTTTTAGAGTGGGTGTGTTATGAAAGATTGATATTAATATTAACCCTTAAGTTTTCATCTGTTTGTGCCACGCTGCAATGTTTAATTGACCCATCAAAAACAACTAATTGATTTTCAACAGAAATAACTTTTTCTCCATTTTCAAATAAAGTATATCCATTATTTGTGTTAACAGAAAATAATGCAACAGTATGTTTTTTTTGTAAGTCTACATGCATGGCTGTCTTTATATGCTTAGCTTTTTTTGTATAACAATTTATTTTAGCTCTATGAAGATAAGTGTATTCTAAGTGTCCTATAATAGGCATTAATATTCTATTAAAGTAATTGCTTTTTTGTTGATCATCATAATACAACATATGACTAAAAAAATAATCAGATTTATCTTCAGGACCAGCTGTATTGTCATTGTAGTAATATGGAAACATATTTCCTAACAACATACTTTGAATATCTTTAAAGACTTCTTTATTTTTTAAAAAATTACTTATAACTTTCATAAAACCCCCGTAGTTTCCGTGCACGTACTGCTACGGGAGTAAAGGAGCCACACATTAAAGTTGTCGTACAGAGGCTAGCGCGAGGCGTTACATGGACGCAGGTCCTTTTCAATTCATTCACAAATAAATCCTTGGACTGTTCCTCTCCCATCTTTAAGGTACCAGCCGCTGGTATTATCGTTTGTATCTTTATAAGTTGCAATCTCTCCCCTATGATCGTCGGCAAACATCAGACACTCATGTACTTTCATTGGTTTTGCCAAATCGTACCTCTCTTTTACTAACGTTCCATCGAACAGTAGTATTAGTATTATTAATGTTTTTGCCATGTGCAAACTCCTTTACAAGTTTATACCATAACTCTTTATACTTAGGGTCTTTTGTTTTTTTCCACAGTATTGCTACTTCGTCTATCTTCTTTATCGTCACCTGTTTTTTTACCCCATGTTATTATACGATCTAAATTATGAGCTTTCATCTTAATAATAGGACCATAAGGTTTCCATGCTTGCGCTACTAAATTAAGTTCAATCACTAAATTAGACCATTGTTTAGAAGTTATATTACTTACTTTTAAGTTTATACTTTTTTCTTTCATACTGTATATATAGGGCTTTATAGGATGTTTGTCAACGTCCTTTTCTACCTTTTCCTCTATATTTTCCCATTCTTTTTTCGTGTTTATTTCTATTTTTTTTATGACGACCCGGACGCTTTTTAGGTTTATCGCGTTTAGGTTTAGTAACTACACCAAATCTAGCTTTTTTACCCATTTTTAAACGAAGGTTTTACTTCAATACGAGTAGACTTATTTATGTGAGGCATATAACTAATTTTACCATTTATCTTTTGTTCTAAATCAGTTCCGCATGTAACACATCTATATATAGTTTTATAAATAGATACGAATACACTTTCCTCTGTGCAATGTGGGCATGTGCCGTTTACAACTTGAGCTTCTACATTAAATTCTTTCAAATATTTTTCGTCCATGTTTCTCCTTACGTGTGTACTTCTTTTTATCCTTTATTACTGTAGGTGTAAAGAATTTTAAAATCTTAGCTACTGGGTTTTTTCTTCTATTTTTTTTCAAAAAATATGCGTATAATTTTTTATTCAAGAATTATTGCTTTTATAGATTTTTCACCCATGTATATTTCTGTCTTTGCTTTACCCTTCCAGCATTTATAAGATACACTTTCACTGTAGGTCCTCTCCGCTTCACGCTTACCGCGTAAACAAACTGCCATCGAGGGTTGAATACGGTGTTCCTTAATTTCTCCGTTTACGAACATTAATAATCCTATCACCGCTTCAATCATTTTCCGTTTCCATTTTTGTAGTGCATATCTCTAGCTTTGTCTTTTAATGATTCAATATCAGTTAAAACTTTATCCATTTGTTTTGTTAAAAATTCTATATTTACTTTATTTAAAGCCATGGATTCAATATGTTTGCTTAACTTATCCGTGGTCTTGTATAAATCCTCGATCATCATAAATTGCTCGGAATCTGCAGGAAGCGACCCAAGTTGGCCCCGCGGCCATTTGATTCTAAACTCTGTATTCTCAGTTAAGTCTTTAGACATTAGTTCTACTGTTGTTTGAATTTTGTTTTGAGTCTCAATAATACCGAAGTAAGCCCAGGTACCGATCGCTACCATCGCGATCAGTGAGGCTACCGTCTTCATAGGCATTTGAACTGCTGCTTCTTCAGATATTTTTAAAGGTTTAGTCATCTATTTTTGGTTTTGGCTTTGGTAATATATACCCTTTTGGAGGCATTTTCAATTTACTTCTACTGGGTTTTATGAACTTATCTCCCATTAATTGAATATCTGGGTTTTCTTTTTTGTATTCATCTTTCAATACGTCCCAATGACTTTTAAGATCATCGGGTCTAGTGTTATCTCTTGCAGGAGTAACACCCCTACATTTCTCAATCAATAAAGCAAAGTTTGAATTAAGTGCTAAACTAGGATTACTATTAACCCTACCACACATTTTCATTAACTCTAATTGTTGTTTAATTTGTACATTTTCTTTTGAAGTCTTACAATCTGTTCCTAAATATTTTCTGTAAGTAAATCTAATATATTGATCTTCATGTGTATTACTATCACTATAATTATAATCAGTATCTCTTTGTTCTGTAGAGATTTCTATTTCACCACATCTTACACCATACTCGTTAAGATATTCGTTTCTAGCATGGGCCGGAGGCGCGCAAAAAGCTAATATAGTCATCAATATAATTAGTATACCTGTAAAATAATAATTCATCCTGGCTCCCTCCATACATAACTACCTGTTTAAATCCTTAATATCATAGTCATGTTCTCTGACTTGATCTGCTAATTGTCTGTATAGATTTTCTGCCATTTGCCACGTAGACTCAGCAGAAGTTAATCTTGTGTTTTGATCTGTAATTTTATCTTCAGCAACTTTTAAATCTCTTTGTAAACTTATAATTTCTTGTTGGTTTGAATTAATAGTGTCTGTAAGATTTACAATATATCTAACACCGGTAAACGTTCCGACTAGCACTGAAGCTACTACGGGTACCATAACTATATTTTTTTTTAACAAGTCAGCTAAGTTCATTTTTTTTCTTCAATTTCGTAGAAGAAGTTATCGGTGTCTTCCGTTCTCCATTTCCGAGTGTCTTCTACATTCCACTCAGAAGTTTGAACTTTCCAGTCAGGAATTTCATCTTTAACTGTAAAAGATGGAATGTCCCATATTAGTCGGTTGTTAGGTTGAGCTGCATAGTTGCCGTTTTCTAACGCAAGTATGTGTGCGCACTTATGTTCGTGCGGAATCTCAGAATGATCTGTGTCGAGTATATTACTATCTGGGTGAGCAAAATCAACTGTAAAAAGATACGCACCATGATACCATTTTTTATCTTTACCAATGTATTTGCCAGATTGTCCGTCTAAGATATCATAAGAAGTAACAGCAGGATAGTAACTAAAACAATTCCAAAGCTCCAACTCATCAAGTCGCATCCTAGGTACTTCTTTGACATCAAAACCTCTTTGAATGAAGGCCGAAATAGGGAGACGGTAGAACACTGCACCATTTTCCATAATACAATGAAAGAGGATAGGACGTCCCGTAATAGACGAAAGCCCAAATATGATGCAGTCTTCAACTTCGCCATGATGTTTTTTAAGATCATAGAGATACTCTCTCCTGATCTGTGCATACGTCACAGGAATATTTACATTGAGATAAGCCATAGCGCATTACAAAATTATAGCGCCAATAACAAAACCAATAACAAAACCGATTATGTATTCTCTATAGTATAAAGACCACACATCCCATTTTACTCTTAATTGTTTTAAAAATTGTTTCATTTTTCCTCCTCTTTTATATTACCCCAGTTTGGTCCGGATTCATAGTCTACTTTGTTAGGCACTTCAAGTGAAACTGCGTCTTCCATTATTTCTTTTATCTTACCCGCATTGTCACTAACCGATATATCTAATTCATCATGAACTTGTATATGTGGAATAATTCCTTCTTTGTGTAATTCTATCATTGCTTTTTTTGTCATGTCTGCAGCTGATCCTTGTATTAATCTGTTTAATGCTTTGTAAGTGTAAGCTCTCTTGATCCCTGGTCCGTGTTCCCTGAGCGCTGCATCATGTGGTAATGCTTTATGAATCCCAAATTGATTGGGCTCCCACAAATGGAAACGACAAAGACGACCTAGCAATGTTCTAATTTTACCTGAGTCCTGTGCTCTTCTCATTACAGCATCCATCATTTGTTTTACGAATGGAACTTTTTTATGATACTGTTTAAATAGTTCATCTGATTTTTCTTTTGACACACCTAGTTCTGCTTGTAATTTATTTTTACCCATACCATAGAACAGACCAAGATTTATGGTCTTAGCCTGTCCCCTCGGTATCTCTGCCATGTCTGCCACGATAGTATGGAAATCGGCATCACCTAATTTATAGGCCTCCAAAACTTCGTCCACGCCATAGAGATTCTGTAAAGCTGCATAATGCACTACCAACCTAGGTTCTTGCTGAGAATAGTCAAAACAACCCCATGTATGGCCCTCCTCAGGTATAAATAATGACCTAATCCGTGGTCCAAGTTCCTTGTTTCTAGCAGGAATTTGCTGGAGATTTGGATTAGAATAAGAAAACCTTCCGGTTACTGTGCCACCGTTATCTGATCTTAGTTGGTTTATTTCTGCATGAATTCTACCTTTGTGATTATGTTTTAATATGGTATCAATAAACGTGGTATGCGCTTTATTTATTTCACGAGCGCGGGCTATTCGTTTCACCAGTGGGTGGGGGTGATTCTGAAGAAAGTTTTTTGTAAATGATGGAGAATTTGTTTTTTCGGTTCGGTCAAATTGTAGGTGAAGTTTTTCAAAAACTTGCGCTATCGACCTCGCTGCCCATATTTGGGTATCTACTCCAGTTTCTTCTTTTACTAATTTTAGGCATTCTTTTTCTTCTGCTAGTAATTGTTCTTTTAATTGATGAGCTGCTTCAACATCTACTCGTACTCCTAAAAAACGCATATCGATTAGGCAAGGGAAAAGTTCAGTCTCTAATTCAAAAATAGATTGTATATCTTGGTGTAAAATTTCTTTCTTTAGTTCTTGCCAAAGTTCATAAGTAAGTTCAGCATCTTTTTCTGCATAAGCACCTACATACATAGCTGGTAGCATATACATCTCTGCTTTAGGATCTACTCCCCATGACTTTGCTGCATCATACAAAGCTGATTCATCTTTGCCTTTGCCTATGTATCTTCTGCTACAACTGTTTAAGTCATAACGCATTTGATTTTCATCTACAATTGCGGCAGCAATCATAGTATCAACAATCTTACCATTTATTTTAAGTCCTAAAGATCTAAGCCAACAAACATCATACATTGCATTATGAAATATTTTGATAGAATCTGTGTTTAAAACTGCTTGAAACCATTTTAAAACTTTGTTTCTATCCATATTACCACCACCTTCGTGAGCAATTGGATAATAAGCTGACCAATCTTTAACAGCTACAGCAATACCTGTGACATCTCCTTTACCAGCAACAGATCCTGATCCCATTTTTATTAAGTCAGGATCTTTTGTTTCTAAGTCTATTGCAATTTCAGTATACTTAGATAAATCAGGAAAAGTTTCTGGTGGAATCCATTCAGTTTGAGGTTTAAATAAAGGTTTTTGTATCATTTAATACCCCAGGTGTTTGGTTTATTTTTTGGTAAATTTTCTTTTGGTTTTTCTACTTCTTTATAATCTCTTTCAAGAATCATTTCTAAAAAATGTATAGCTTTCAAAATATCTTCCTTTTTTCCTTTCAATCTGTGACGACAGATATATTTTATAGCGCATCCTTCCGGAAAAAGCAATTCATTTTCTACAACAAATTTACTTGGTTGAATTTTAAATTTTTGATAATGTGATCCTCCGTGTTGTTTATCCCAAACACTCATAGTACACTTCTTATTAATCGGTTAATATATTCTTCATGTTTTCTTTTTTTAACATGTGGCCTACGACTATATGCTAAATCCCATGCTCTACCTTTTTCACTTTTTCTCCATTTTTTTCTTGCTCGTTTTCTACTTTCTTCGTAGGGATGACTCATAATTTATATCCTTTGTATTCTTTTTTGGGCTCTATAATATGTAAATGTTCCTTAGTCCTTGTTGCACCAACATAGAACAATCTATTCTCATCATCAGGATTTTTTTCATAAGACGTTAATGTGTTTTCACTAAGGTCTGTTAATAAAACTACATTCTGTGCTTCTCCACCTTTTGCTCCATGTATTGTTGATAATTCTATTCTTGGATTTTCTTTTAATCTTTCTCCATTTCTTCTCATTTTTTTTAAATAGTTTACATCTCTTTTAGCTGCATTGTCAAATGCTTCAAACCAAGTTAATTTAGTTTTTAAACCATATTCTTTTGTAAGTTTATCAATGCCATAATAAGATCCTTTAGTCATACCTTTAAGCATTTTTTTATTAAATTTATCAGAACTCATGTAAGATGAAATTTTTATTAATTGTTCTTGAGTTAATAGTTGACCTTGACGTAAATGTTCCCAGTCTACAACAGCAGAATAAAGTTCTTTTTCTTTAGTCTTTTTATATTTATTTTTATAATACCAACCATTTTGATATATGTGGTTTTCTAATTCGTTAAGCATATATTTAGTTCTTGCCAATACTAACCATTCACCTGAGGACATATCTATTTGTTCAAACTCTTCATATCTAGATAAAGACCCTTCATGAACTTTAGGTTTCCATGATTTATCAATTCTATTTTTAATTCTATTAATAATTCCCATAGCTAGATTGTGAACTTTAGCTGGTATTCTATGTGACTGTATCAATGGAAGCATCTGTCCTTCTTGTGCAATAAATGAATCTACATCAGATCCAGCCCATCTAAAGATAGCTTGATCATCATCACCTGCAATAAATGAATCGGTAGTTTTATTCCAAATACTTTTAGCCATATCCCATTGCATTAATGATAAATCTTGTGCTTCATCTATAAATACTACGTCAAATTTAGGAGACTTATCTGACTTAATAAAATCTAATATCATGTCATTAAAGTCTATTAGACTATTTTCTTTTTTATATTTTTCTAATTCAGTAGCGATTGTAATAACTTTATCTCTTTCTAAGTCACTGTTATGTTCTCCTGCATCATATAGTTTTTCAGGAGCAATGTTTCTTAGTTTAGCTAGGTTTATTAATCTTAAATACTCACTATCTGTGGTAAAAAAACCATTGTGGTCATCTTCATATTTAGCATAACCTATATCTTCTTTAACTCTTTTACCAAAATCTACATAGTGTCTGCGCTGCATTACGTCTTCTTTTTTAATACCTAGTCTTCTAAATGCTAATGAATGTAGTGTTCTAAAATAAGGAAGATCATCCTCAGTTAAATTAAATTTTTTTATTGCTTCATCTCTTGCATGGTACGCAGCTTTTTGTGTAAACGCAAAGTATCCAACTTTATCAGGATCAGTTTCTTTTAAATAATCATCTACTTTATTTAATAATGTAGTTGTCTTCCCAGTTCCAGGTGGTCCTAATACAATTGTTTTACTCATAAAATTTAAAAACTTCTCTTGCTTTTTTTATTTTTTCTTTGTGTATCATATAAGGATATAATTTTTTTAATATGGTATAACTTTGGCGGTGTGTAGTTTGCCAGCGTAGTTGTGGTTTGTATCCTTTTTTTCTAGGTTTAATTTTTATTAAATGACCTATTTTAAAATATTTATGTATTTGTTTCATAATATTAAAATCAGTATTAACAATTTCTACTCGTATTGTAGTGCAGTTATACCTTTTTTTCATTACAGGATTATATTTAGGTGTTATATACACACATATAGATCCTTCCCCTTCAAAAAACCCAGCTATATATCTTATATCTATTTTTTTCATTAAAAAGGTGCTTCCTCTTTATATTTAATATTTTTTTTAGTTTCTTGTTTCTTATCAAATTCTTTTACAGCAAAGACTCTAATTTTTTCTTTGCTAACTCTTTTATTTTCACAGCTGCATTTTTCTTTTAACATCTGTCCTGTTCTTGAATAACCAAGATCCCATCTTCTACGCATTAAAAATTGATGATAGAATCTATCAAATACAAAATGATGGTAACCTTCTGAATTCCAAACACCTCCTTTAGGTAAATCTAAAGGATTATCTAATTGAGTTCTGTTCAAACAATATTCTTCTAAATGATTATTTAACTGGTCGTCTGTTTTCATACCAGCTGCTGGTTCAGTAACTTCGGCATTGTTTAATAATTGATTTGTAATTAATACCCAATCTTTTTCTTTTAATGTTGGTGGTCTAAATCTTAATTGTTTCATACACGCCTCTTGAAATAAACTTTGTTGTCTTAGGTATTTTACATTTTCTAAGTATAATCTTTCTCCGTCTACATTTAGATAGTAGTAAGGATCCTCCAGATCAATAACCTGGAGGTCGGTTAGCCCAGGAAACATTATATCCTGACCTATACCAAACTTTCTTTTTCGACATAAACTTTTGTCACACATACTACACATAGGTTCGTCATTACATTTATATCCCCACTCTTTTTTTTCATGTTGTTTTTCTATTATTTGAACTTCCGAATCGGATAAAGGTTGCACCATTGCAGTTGCATTAAATAAAGTAATTTTTGATTTCCAATTGCTAGGCCATTTTTGTTTTGCATACACTCCGTAATGAAACAATGCATTATTTCTACCACCTTCTCCAATTTTATTTGCCGCTAAAGTTTCAATACATGGAGGAGCATCGCTATATTCTGATTCAGGTCTTTTAATTTCTATTTCTTGTATTTGTTTTAAATTTTGAACACATCTTTCATACAAACCATAAAAACCTTTAAGACTAGCTGCACTTCCGTTTTCAAGAAACGCATATCTTGTTGTATCATCACCATTAAAGTATGGTAAATTTAAAAAATTTCCTGTATCATCTTTCGATTTTAATTCTGTTTGTTTTGGAAATACCTCAGATCCACCATAACCTAATATAGCTTTTATCTGATTTAATTTATCTCTCATTAATTTTGCTTCAATATATTCAGAAGTAAATAAGAATACATGTGCTCCACCACTCTTCGATCTAAATACTATTAGTGGTAATTTTAAATTTTTAATTTTGTTAATTAATTTTATATGATCAAATCCTGCATAAGAGTCTATATCTATACAACCCCATTTACAGTTATTGTCATCATTGATTGGAATTACACCAAGACTATCTATGCCCTTTAAATGATTGTTCCACAGTTGATCTGTGACAGGTTCTCGTTTAACAAAGGATTGACCTTTAACTTTTTCACCGTTGCCATTTGAAGTTCCTAATTTAGTGACACCATGAGCACGTTCTAATCCCTTAAATATATTTTTAAAATTTTCTACCGACATAAAATTTTTTAGCGTGGGCGGTTTCCACTCTCGCTTTACCGCCCACTACCTAGGATTAGTATGGAGTACTAGAATTTTCTTCAGATCCATGCTTAGCTTGAACTTCGCCTTTGCCTACTCTTTCAGCAAAACCTTTAGCTATGTCATAGATTGATTTATCTGATACAGGACCAACTTTTGTTACATCCCATCCAAACCATGTTCCTTTGTCATTAGACATTTGAACAGTCTTTAGATTATAAATGTGGCTGTATGTTGGCGGAGTAAATAATCCGTTTTTGCCCTGCATTTTAATTCCCATCATCATTGAATTCCATTTTCTACTAACTTTTAGTTGAGTAGCTTTCATAGAAATCAAAGCTGTAGTTGGACTCTTACCTAACAATATCACAAAGTGATTTGCAGTGTTCTCAAGATAATTACCATTTGGTAATCTATCTTTATAAGATTTATCCCTAGTCGTTTGACTAACGATATCACTGTCGGCCTCGTGAATGGCTACTGGCGCACCAGTGCTAGTTCCACGATCTTGCCACTCAATATATTGTCTCTTGTAAAACACGGGAAGTACATCCACTGCATCATACAATTCATTGGTAACAGTATTAATTATCTTGCCGGGCTCTGCACCTTCGACATATTTTCCATGAGTTTTATTTACCTCAGGAGATAATTGTCCCAAAACTTTTAAGAATGGTAACGCAAGATCTTCTTGCGAAATGTTTTGAGCACCTTTATTAGCATCAGCTTCAAATAGATTTGTTGCTAATGCTCCTTCTTTTTTCATTGCTACTTGGTTCATGTTTATTTGTTCCTTTTTATTGTAGTCTTATTTCCAATGAATACATTGAAAATTTCCGTTGGCATTTCTTTACCTGCCTCAATACGCTCACGGACTAACGCTTTGAGAGTCATGGGTTCAACCTTCAACTTTTGTGTTGGTTGAAACCCACGCTCTTCTGCAAGAGCAGCATAATCAGCTGCCTTGTTATCTTCGTTGCGACCAAAAGATACGGATATCTCGTTTTTGATTATATCTCCTAGTCCATTATTACGAAGCCAGTTAAAAGCCGATTCTTTATTAGCTATAGAAATATTAGCACTATAGTACGGCTTAACATCTACCGAAGACCCATCCATAAGTTTAAGATGAGATAAACCCATCTCAGACATCATAGTTGGAATAACTTCTCCCGATAAATGCTCTAAATTTTTTTTCTTTTGTTTTAATTGTTCCTCTACAAAGTTCACTTCTTTTTGTAAAGTTTCTAGTCTTTCAACTTGATCTGCAAGAGATTGAATATTGTCAGTTTTCTTCATTGCATCTTGTTGATCTGCCTCAAAGTCGGGCATCTTTATTACTTGTTTAACGCTCATTCATTTTTCCTTTCTCATGTAGGTTAATTTCAATAGGATAATATTTTCTTTCTTGTCTATCCCATTTTAAAAGTTTGTACTTACCATTTGTCATTTCAGAAGCTAAAGAACATGCAACCCCTATGATTGCTGGATCACCTGTTAATAACAAATAATCATTTTCAGTAAAATCTTTTAATGCTTGTCTTAATTTATAAATTAAAGGACCAGGAGAAAAAATTATTTGAGATAGTTCCGGTAATAAAAATTTAAAAGTACCATAAGTCGCAGCACCCATAATATTTATTTTAGGTTTACCTTCTTTAGTTCCTGGTATTTCTTGAACAACATACACAATTGGTAAATTATTTTCTTTCATGCTTGACAATATAGAGATTCAACATTATATTGTCAAGTAGAAAGTAAAAATGAATTACAAATTTAAAAAAAAACCATATAAGCATCAATTGACTGCTTTAGAAAAGTCATGGAATAGGGAGACGTACGCCTATTTTATGGAAATGGGTACAGGTAAAACTAAGGTATTAATTGATAATGCTTCTATGCTGTATGATAAAGGTAAAATTAATGGAGTATTAGTCATAGCACCTAAAGGTGTGATAGGAACTTGGTATAATCAAGAACTTCCTACTCATCTTCCTAATCATATTGAAAATGTGACTATTTTGTGGCAATCAAACATAACTAAAAAACAAAGAGAAAATTTAGAAAGTTTATTTGAGGTAGAAGAATCTCTTCATATTCTTATTATGAATGTCGAAGCTTTAAGCACAACAAAAGGTGTAGAGTTTGCTAAAAAATTTTTATCTTGTCATGAAACTTTAATGGCAATTGATGAATCTACTACTATTAAAAATCCTAAAGCTAAACGAACTAAAAATATTATTAAAGCATCAGAAATGGCTAAGTACAGAAGAATAATGACAGGATCTCCTGTGACTAAAAACCCTTTAGATCTATATAGTCAATGTGAGTTTTTAAACCCTTATCTATTAGATTTTACATCATATTATGCTTTTAGAAATAGATATGCTCAAATGAAAACTATTAACGTTCAAGGTAGATCAATTCAAGTGGTAGACAAATTTCAAAATTTAGCAGAACTTTCTGATACACTTAAAAATTTTTCTTACCGTGTTCTTAAAGAAGATTGTTTAGATTTACCGGATAAAATTTATATGAAACGTCAAATTAATTTAACTCCTGATCAATATAAATTATATGATCAAATGAAAAAAGAAGCATTAGCTATTTTAAATGGCAAGAAAGTTACAACAGTTAACGCATTAACACAATTAATGAGATTACATCAAATTACATGTGGTCATTTTACAGCTGACGATGGCACCACTCAGCCAATAAAAAATAATAGAATAGATGAATTAATGGATGTGTTAGAAGAGATTGAAGGAAAAGCTATCATATGGGCTCACTATCAATATGATATTAAAAGTATAATTAAAGAAATTGTTAAGGTCCATGGTCCGGGCTCCATTGTTGACTATTATGGGTTAACTCCACAAGATGAAAGACAAAAAAATATTAAGAAATTTCAGGACGACCCTAGGTGTCGGTTTATTGTTGGAACGCCTTCTACGGGCGGCTATGGGATTACTTTGACAGCTGCAAACACTGTAATTTACTATTCTAACGGATATGACCTAGAGAAGCGTTTACAGTCAGAAGATAGAGCTCACAGAATTGGTCAAAAAAAATCAGTAACTTATGTTGATATTAATGCTGAAAACACTGTTGATGAAAAGATAGTAAAATCTCTACGTAAAAAAATAAACATAGCATCAGAAGTTTTAGGCGAAGAACTTAAATCATGGATTTAGTAGGATATACGCGCGACGCGCGCTAAAATTTTAGGATACGACTTTGCCGCCAGACCACTTCATTTCGGGAAGCCCGTTTTCGTAGCTTTTCCCGTCGTAAGTTAAAATCTGTTTTCTGTTAGATCCTTTTTCATTGTACGATACGTGGACCCAGCCCGCAGCCGGATCATCTTTTTTGTAGAACTCGAGAATCAGCTGGTCAAAATCTACGTTATTAGAAAGCCAGTAAGCGATCTTAATATTTGGTACACCTGCTATTTCAAAGTCAACCGCCTGGCCCTTAGCATGCTGCGACGTTTTTTTGCTGCCAATCGCTTCACACAACGCCTCGCTGCGGTAGCCCGAGGTCACCGTAATTGCCTTGTCAAAATGTGCTCGACAAGGTTCCAGTATCTCGTAGCATACGTTCTCCAAGTTTTTAATATCACCTGCTCCTGGTGAATTATCAATGCCTTTTCGTGTAGCAGTCATTGATTTAGTCATTTCTTCTAATTTAAAATGTTTCGATAATTGCATGATTTTTTAGTGTAAGATTAAAGTAAATATAACATATCCCATGCCAGTAATCAACGCTCCAGTAGACACTAATAAGATACTTTCTATACGGTTTATTTGACGTTCTAGCTTGTTTATTTTATCATGAGTTTGTTTTTGCATTATTCTGCAAAGCTTTTCATGTTCTTCAATTTTTTGTAATGCGTTCTTAGCCATTAGGTTCTCCCCGCAATTATTTTTTCTGATGGTGATAGTAGTGCCTGTTCTGTTCTTGTCAAGTTAGTAGTAGGGTCTTTTTGCTGTGTATTTTGTGTTAATTTTGGCATTGGTGTTTCAGGTAATGGTGGCGTTGGTATTTCTGCTTGTTCTTTTGGCGCACCAAATCCTTTAAATGGATTTAATCTTTTCTTTAATCTTTTAAACAACCCAGGTTTTTCTTTTTCTTTTTGCCAATCTAACAATTCAAATCTTTTTTGATTCCAAGATCTTTTAATTCTATCTAAACCCATTTTAGGATATAAATAACTAGACTTAGCAATGTATCCTATGTCTTTATCTTTTGCTGTCATACGTTGAGCTTGAGCTTTTACATCTTTAATTTTCTTTTCAAATCTTGATTCAGAATAATTAACTGGAGTAAAATATCCATTCATTAAATTTCTTATAGTTTTTGTAGGAACATTTTGATTTTTTAATACTTCTCTAATAGTTCTATCGCTTACGCCAATAAGTCTTGCGTCTTTAATATATTGAAATGCATCTTTTTGAATTCTAAATGCTTCTTCTTGTATTTGATTATATTCCTCTAAAATAACTTCTGGTCCTCTAGTCATATAATCTTTAGAGCTATAAAATTTTTCAGTATCATCGGTTGCTCTTAACAATCTATTTGTTTCCGCAATTTTATATCCTAAACTTTTAGGTACATCGATATTTATAATTCTAATACCAGAAAACAAAGCTAACAATTCATCCCTTAGTTCAATTGGAAAACCGCCTTTAGTTAAATTATCTGTTCCTCCACCGTATATTTTTCTTGCTGTTGTAATCACACCTGGTTCAACTCCTTTAAATAAATGAGCAAAAGATTTATCAAACTTATCGCTTAAACTATCAGATGGAGAATAAATTTTTGTTCCTTCTCCAGTTACACCACCTCTGCCACCTACAAAATAACCAGCTGGCATAATATCTTGAATTCTTTCAAGTCCAATTTGTTCAGCAATAAATGGTTCCATTAATGACATCATTGGTCCATCTGGATCAAACATTAATCCTAATATATAATCTGATGTTTCTTCTGGATTTAAATCTTGTGCAGCCGCTTTATTAAGCGCTGATTGAATAGGTGCTTGAAGAACATCGTAAGGAGAAAAATATGAAAAGTTAATAGCTTTAGCTTTACCATCTTTAAATGTAGTCATTGGTAATAAATTTTTATCTTTATCCCAAGATGCTGCAAAGGATCTTTTATATGCATCCCATTGATCTTCTGTTGTTCCAGTTAACGCTAGAGTTGTGTAGTATAAACCTGCACCTAAGCCATAGAAGCCTAAAGACGCACCCATTAATCTTCTAAGACCCATCTGACGTATGTGAGGATTAGAATGAGACGCTTGTTTTAATCCAAGGTCCATGATCCGTGTTGCAGTTCTCAAGATTTCTGCCGGAAAAGATATGAAATTACCAAATGGTAATTTTCTTATGGCTTGAATTATTGGTGGTACTTTACTGTAGGTTGGATAAGTATTTCTTATTTCCCATGCCGATAGTTCGTCCATAATATCATCATAAGATTTTTTCATTCCTGTTAATAAATCATCTTCGTTAATGTACTGACCTACGTATCTCGCATATTCTAACGCAGCTTTTCTATTAGGAAGAACATCTACCAATTGAGACTTAGCCCATTGTCTACCATACAGTTTCCATAAGTTATCACCACCTGC